TACCTGATCAGCATCCAGCGCAAGTTGGACAGCAAGTGTATAGTGATCCGCGTCGGCCACGACGACATAGGTAGCTTCATCGCCAACCACCAGGAGATCAAGTTGACGGAGCAGAAAACCGCCATGCTTGTGTTATTCCTGGCACACTAAGTCCAACCCTTCGCGGTAATTTTGCCAACGAGGGATCTGGGCCGCGGGTTTAACTTTCTCGCGATCTGCATCGCGAACCGCGTGCCGCCGCACGCCATCACGCCGTACTGAAGGGCGTCCGACACATGACTCCATTCGTTTTTATCGGGAAGTGGGCGCGATACATCGAGCGACGTTTTCGAATACCTGTACATGCCGTTCATCGCCTGGATGAGTTTGGGGCAGCGCGAGCGGTCAAACAGAATTGCCCCTGCGCCATCACGCTGCTGGAGCAAGTAACTTTCTACCGAATTGATGCGGGTTTCTGGATCGTTCGTCAGCGCGGGCATGGCCGCAAAACCTTCGCGCTTCAGGATGTCGAAAGCAGTCAGCTCGTCGTACTGGCTGCGCTGGTTTCCTGCGGGGTCGCCAACAACAACGATCGACAGACCTGAGTACCTCGACTGGCTGAGCCTGGGTCGCAGGGTCACCCGGCAGTGGTTGATCAGGCCGGTGTCCTCGGCGAGGATCTCTTCGAGCACGAGCAGACGTCCGCGGTGATCTTCCTGCAGGATGACACCCCATGGGTCGCGGCCAAAATCCTGGCCGACAATGAGTGGGCGGCCCTTGATTGGCTCCAGCTCGGGGACGACGTGGAACGATGGCCTGAAGGTTCCCGAGTAAACGGCAGCGCCACTGGGATCGGGTCCGAATTCAGCCAGCACATAGCGGGTCACCCATGCCGAGTTCTTGTTGCGCGACAGCCGGTCGTAATACAAACGCCCCTGGGCGGTGCGCCGGGGGTCGTTGACCGGCATTTTCAACGTCTCGGGGGTTTGCAGCAGGTAGGCGAGGTTCTCGGCGTCCTGCGACAGGCCCGATGGCTGACGATGTACCGTCCAGTCGACCGGCGGGTCGCTCATGGCGTCGGCCCACGGCGTGCCCTCGCTCGGGAAGTTGGTGTCGATCACTACGCCGTACCACGTCGCGCCGCCCTCGGCCGGGCTCGGATAACGACCACAGCGGGCGCTGACGGGGCCGATCAGGTCGTAGTCGATCTCGATGCCTTCCGAGATCCAGATCGCCGTCAAATTCATCGACAACAGGCGGCGTTGATCTTCGGGGGTCTCCAGAGGGAGCAGCAGCCACTCGGATTTAACATCGAGGAACTCGAAGTAGATCGTTGAGTCGCTGACCTTCCAATGCGCGATCGCGTTGAACCAGTGGGCGATGTCCTTCAGGACGGTGTTCTTGAGCTGGCTGAGGGTCTGGCGGCAAATCGCGAAGCGGGTGTAGCGGATGCCGTCCGGTGCGGGCCATTGTTCACACGCCCGTCTGAGTAACTCCATAATAATGCCGGTTGTCTTGCCGGATCCCACAGGCCCGGCGATGAGGCGGATGAACGCCTCCGACATCATGAAGTCGGCGACGGTGCGCGGCGCGGTGTACTCGACGTTCATTTAATCTTTCGCGGTTCTGGCGAAGAAGTCCGCGGCGTTCTGCAGGTACTCCTTCGTGATGCCGAGGCTGACGGTCGAGGCCCACTTGTCCTCGCCATCCCAGGCCAGCACGACGAACTTGGTGAAGCCCATTTCTTGTAGCTTATCGGCGATCGCCTGGATTTTCTCGGTGCGTGCGCGGTTGTCCATGTCAGCTCGCTGTGGTTGGGGTGAGGTTGACCACGTCACCCTGGATTACTCGCTCGGGTAACTTTTCCTTGTCGAACTCGAGTTTGTTCCCGCCAATGTTGATCGTGATCTTGACCCTGGCGTCTTCGCCGGGCCCGCCGCCCTTGATGTTCGGGTTGTCGGTGAGGCCCGCGAGTCTCGATGCCCACTTGAGCATTTCGACCTTGGCGCTCATCGGCTGCTCGGGATCTTGGATCATCTGGTACGCGTCGATCAGCAGCTCTTCGATCAGCGTCGCTGCCTTGGCGCTGATCCGCTTGCTGATCGAAAGCGCGTCGGTGGCGTTCCAGATCGCGGCTTCTTCGGTCAGTCGGGTCTGGAAGATCGTCGTGTCGACCAGCTTGTCGAAGGTTTCCTGGTCGAGACCGAAGGTCTTGATGATATTTGGAATAGGTGTGATCTGTCGGGCGACTTCGCGCGCCAGGCGCGAGATCATGGCGTCGTGCAGGACGGGTGCATCAGCCATTGATAAAATCCTCATAAGTGTCATTCTAAAGTATCGACGCTTGGGCGTTTATACAATCCGTAGGGGGACAGGCCCTTGGCTGACAGCGTCATCCAGTTCCAGCCGCGTAACCCGCTGGTTCGATCAGTTTCGAACGCCGAGATGGACGCGGCGGAAGCCCGCGACCGCGAAAGCATCCTTCAAAACGCTGCCGACACGCTGAGTTACCAGGGCCTGTCGGGCTACATTCGCGTGCAGTGGGACATGATGGTTCGGCACCGTAACACGGTGGCGGGCTGGTCCGATCGGCTGCTGGCGGCGAGCCGCGCCTTCATGGGGCAGTACGATCCCACCAAGCTACAGGAGATCAGGAAGTTCGGTGGATCGGAGGTGTATGCACGCCTGACCGCCGCCAAATGCCGCGGCGCGTCCTCCCTCTTGCGTGACGTGTACCTTGGAGCTGACCGCCCCTGGGGGTTGACCCCCTCCAGCGATCCACCGATCCCGCTCGAGGTCATGAACGCCATTGAGAAGCTGGTCGAGACCGAGGTCCAGTCAGCCCAGATGGGCGCACCGGGAGTTCCTGATCCCACTGGGCAGACACCTGGTCAGCCGCCGATCCCCGGAAAAACCCCTCCAGTTGACCAGATCCAGCAGCGTGTATTTCAGCTCATGCAGGCGGCGCGCGACGCCGCCAAGGTTCACGCCAAAGAGCAAACCACCATCGCCGAGGACAAACTCGACGAGATTTTGACCCAGGGCAATTTTTATTCGGCGCTGGCGGATTTTCTCACTAACACTCCCATTTTCCCGTTCGGCGTGATCAAGGGCCCGACGGTGCGCATGGTGATGGACGTCACCTGGAACGGGCGTCAGCCCGTTCAAACCAAGAAGCCGCGCCTGTGGTGGGAGAATATCTCACCCTACGACGTGTGGTGGACGCCCGGTGTGAGCGACATCGAGGACGCCTCGGTCATCCATCGCTTGCGAGTTACTCGAACCGATCTCAACGATCTGATCGGCCTACCGGGGTACAGCACGGAAAACATCCGTGCTGTGCTTCAGAACTACGGCACACAGGGCTTCACGGAAAACTGGGACTCGACCGACGCGAGTCGCTCGGTGCTCGAGAGCCGGGAAAACCCGGTCTACAACATGAGCAACCTGATCACCACCTTAGAGTTCCACGGTAACGTGCAGGGTAGGATGCTCTTGGACTACGGGTTCACCAAGGAGCAAATCCCTGACGAGCTGCGGGATTATGCCATCCAAGGTTGGCTGATCGGGCAGTACCTCATCAAGGTGCAGCTCTCGCCGTCGCCGCGCCGCCGACATCCGTTCTACATCACGTCGTTCGAGAAAGTGCCTTCGACGCCGGTTGGCAACGGCATCCCCGACATCATTTCGGATCTTCAGGAAGTCGCCAACGCCTCGCTCAGGTCCCTCGTCAACAACATGAGCATCAGCTCGGGTCCTCAGGTGGTGATCAACGACGATCGTCTCGCCGGTCAGGAAAACACCGAGGAGATGTACCCATGGAAACGATGGCACACGACGAACCCGGCGGTGGCGGGCTCGACCGAGAAAGCGATCGATTTCTTTCAGCCGACGTCGAACGCGCAAGAACACATGGGCGTGTTCAACGCCTTCTACGCGCTCGCCGACGACATGTCGGCCATCCCCAAGTACCTGTCGGGCAACTCGCCGGGCGGTGGCGCTGGCCGGACTGCCTCGGGCCTGGCTATGCTGATGGGCAACGCCTCGAAAATTCTCCAGACGGTCTGCGCCAACATCGACCGTGACGTTTTCCAGCCGCTGCTCAGGAACCTGCTCGACCTCGTGCTGATGACCGACACGTCGGGCCTGCTGACCGGCGAGGAAGAGGTCGCGCCCAAGGGCGTGACGGTGGCGATCCAGCGCGAGACGCTCAG